CCGTGCTGCGGAAGGATTTGATCCTACCAGAGGGTACAAGTTCTCTACCTATGCGTATTGGTGGATCCGGCAGGGGATCAACCGTTGGCGGGATTCATCAAGTTATACCATCCGGCCGCCGTCTCATCTGGCGGATGTAAAACGAAAGGTTTACCGGATGCAACAACAGCTGACAATCGAGCTGGACCGGCAGCCGACACAACTGGAGCTAGCAACAGCGCTAGAAATGCGGCCGGAAGACCTAGCGCGGCTGCTGGTGATGAACGCCCCGGTAGGGAGCCTCGATGCACAGGTAGGAGGGCCGGAATCATCACCGCTCATTGATCTGCTGGCGGCACCGGAACCGGAGGAATCGAGGGTAGGCGATCTGCTGGCAGCAGTCGATCGGCTACCGGATGATCAGCGCGGTCTGATCTGCCGCTACTACGGACTCGATGGCCATGATCAGCTGGCACTCAAGCCGCTGGCTAAGGCTGAGGGGATCACATTCTGCAAGCTGAAGCAACGGTTACGGGCTGCAGAATTGAGGTTACGGCTAATGATGCAGGACCCGGAGATCATGCCAGCCGCTACCGGGCTGGCGCAACAACTCACCATCACCACCATCTGACACCATGGAACACACCCAACCACCGGACCTGCACGTGCTGACGGCTCGGCGGGTCCACGGCCTGCCGCCAGAGTGGCGAGCTGGCGTCTACCGGAGCCTGCATCCCCTGGGCTTTGAACTGACCGGTGCGGTGCCGCTCGGCACCATCAGCCGCGGCCCACGAAAAGGCCGGCCGAAATGGCCGCCACTGGTTCCGTGGCGTGCTGTGCTGATCAGCGCCGAGCAAGTCGCAAAAACCCGGCGCCAGTGGGAGGCAGAAACCGGCCTCTGCAGTCATTGCGGGGGCAGTGGGCAGCAACTGAATGGGGTCTCGGTCGCTGAGGGCCCCTGGTATCGGACGTGCGGGGGTTGCGGTGGCGCAGGGAAAGCGGGAGGTGGGCGATGCTCCTAGAGCCTCCCACGCTGGCTGATCTGTTGGCCCGGCGCCATCAGGCAGCTGTCGCAACCTGCCGTATCGCGGCGCCTCCGCATGCTGGTTGCTGGTGGCCCGCTCCAAGGTGCTGGCGTCAGATCAGCAGGAGGCCCTCGACATGATCGCCCACAAGATCGGCCGGATCATCAACGGTGACCCGGACTATGCCGACAGCTGGCATGACGTCGCCGGATATGCGCAGCTAGTGGCCGATCGCCTCAATGGGGTGGAGCGGTGAAACTCACCGCCTGACGATCCAATGCCATATCCGGATGGGCCACGGCGGCGGCGGTTCCGCAATCGCCGCCCGGAGCTCCAGTTCCCCCACCCTCATCATTGCCTGCCGGAACAGACACTGCAGTTCGGCATGGCGCACCAACAACGAATCCAGCCGGGCGTGCACCTCATGCGGGTGCAGCCGCGGCACCTCCCGCCGGGCCGCTTCCAGCTTCAGCTCAGCGGCCAGACTCAACCTACGCTCCAACCGCCACCCGCCCATGGAACCATCCCCTGCAGCGTGCCCCCAGTCTGGCGATGATGGCCAGATCCATGCCAGCCGCGATCTGGAGGGGGGCTGCTGCTGGGAGGTGTGCGCCGGCAATGCTTGCCTGCAGGATCGCTGCCGCTCGCGCCTCATGGCCCGCTATCACGCTCTCCTGAATCGCCAGGGGCAAGCGGCGCCGGCTAGCTGAAGGCGCTCACTTCTCCTGCAGCACCGACACCCACACCCGGCCCATCGCCAGCAACGGCAGCACTCGATACCGGATGTCCTGGTTGTGCATCCGGATGCAGCCGAGGGTGGAGTGAAGCGCCTGCCGTGGCGCCCAGGCCCCCGGCCAGCCGCAGGCTGACCCGCCGCCGTGGATCATTATTCCGTCGCGATACGGCCGGCTGGTGGGGCCTTCCTGGCCCTCCTGGCCCTCCAGGTCGATCGAGTACCACCCATAGGCGCGGCGGTCGGGGGAGAATCGAGCGGTTGGGTCTTGGTCGTAGTCGCGGTAGACCTTGCCGCAGAGGTAGAGGCCCGGCGGTGTGTCCGATCCGGTCTGCTCCCATTCAGACTCCTTGCCCCGTCCCCGCGCCAGGCACGGGACACGCCACAGCCGGCGGCCGTCGTGGCTGTAGGCGGTGCAGGTCTCGTTGACATCGTTAACGATCAGGTGGTGATCGCCCGACCTTGCCGCCGGCCGCTTCTTCGGGCCGACCATGCCGGCGGGCCACGTGGGAGAGGTGGTCATAGGGGCCATTCGGAAATCAGGCGCCAGCCTGCCGCCTGAAGCCTCGCGACCTCAGCAGCAACCCGGTCGGGGTCGGGGTCAACATCAACCACCAGCGGGCTGCCGTCCCACGAATCGGGTGGCTCCAGCGGTAGCTCACAGATTAGGCGAATAAGGCCGATCATCGAGTTACTTCCTAGCGTTGGCCATGATCAGTAATGAGAGACGAGGGTAACCGCAACGTCATACAAGCCGCCAGGCTTTGGCGTCTCAGAGATCGGCCCACCGTAACGGTAGGACATACCAGACAGAACCACATCATGGAGACTGGCATGGGTGCGCCATAACTCCGCCGGAATGTCGAACGGTAGTACGGTGCCACGCTGGCTGTTGTAGTGGTTGCGGATCAGTTGCACCTGAGCAAGGGTCAGATCAGGGAATGCCAGATCGATCGGCACATCAGCCGCCAGGGCTGAATGGGCAAAGGTTGTGGTATCGCCATTCTGGCCGCTGACTGCTGACAGCAGGTGGGCCCCGAGGCCGTAGCTGCGGTCGATCGGCTCCAGGGCGGGGAAGGTGGCCATCAGACCGGCGGCGGTAGGGGGATCTCCCAGCGGATGAAGGAGATTGAAAGGGTCCCGCTGGTCACGATCAGATCCTCTCCATTGTCGACACAGCAGACCAGCTCATCAGCGGATGCAGCGCCGCCGCGGCTGCGATATACGATCAGCTTACGGGCTGTGGTTGTAATACCGGTCCAAGACACGGACGGAATTGTAAGGGTACCTAGGTTGTTGGCATTGCTGACTGCAAACGTCGGCACGATCACGATGCCGCCTGCTGTGTAGCCGGTTCCGGTTACCTCGTTGGTGATGTCGCTCCGTTTCGTGTGGGTCGCTCGATTCTCGCTGTATGCGCTAGTGGTGAGCAGAGCCTTGTAGGTGTGCGTAGTGTTGCAGTTCCCCGTGAACACATCGCCTAGGAATGAGTTGTAGACAATCGACGCCATGGCACCTACCGGATCATCCCCATCATAGCCGCGGCCGGCGCCTGCTAGCTATTCGGCCAGGGGGCGGTAGGCAGCGGATAGCTGGCAGTGCTCCGGGCTGCGCCTACGGTGATCCGGGCTTCTGCCAGATAGCCTTTGTAGTCCCCGCGGTAGATGGAATAGCCAAGGTTGGTGATGCGGATCAGATTGTTGTTCACCGTGCCAGCGGTTGTGACCAGGCTGCCATTGATGAACAGTCGCAGGATGCCACCGGCCCGCGTGATCCTGAACCAGTATGCCGTATTTGCCACAATGGTCCCAGCAGCGCCGCCGTATAGGTCCACCGCGCCCCAGTAACAGTTGAGCCGCCCATTGATGATACCCATTGCCTGCCAGTTATCGCCATGGGCAGCACTGCCAAAGATGCCAACGTCGCTAACGTCCTCCGGCCTAGCCCATGCATCAAGGCAGGCATCTTGCCCGGCGCCGATTACAACCTCAGGGAATGCTAGGCGGTCCGTGGTACCGTCAAAGTAGATGCTAGACCCACCGAAAACGGACTGCGCGGTACTGGTCTTAGTGTTGCCCAGGACTGTAATAGCACGGGCATAGCTAGAGGAATCAGTGAAGACCTGCGCATTGTTGGCACCGTTGCCATGAATCAGCAGCTGCACCTGGCTGAAATCGGGATCACGGCTCAGCCTTGTGGCCGGTGACCTGAAGATCACACCAGCCGCAAAGCCGGCACCGCGCGCTAGGGAGCTAGCGGGAGACCGCCAGTAAACATCGCGAAATCTCGTGATGTTACGAGGGATGGCGATGAACTCACAGGCTACATCAAACACATTGTCATAGCGATCGACTACCCTGGGTTCGCCTGCCCACTTCCAGACGTAGCCGGATGGCGTCTGATCTGCTGGCAGCGTGGTAGTGGAGAACCCGAAATAGTCGAAGCCGGAGCGATGGCCGCGGTAGTGGTTGCGGATCCATAGGAACTCCTGCTCTGTCAACCCCTGGAAGGTCAGCGACAGGCCGCGGCCAATCTCGCTGAACCCATGACGGATGATCGACTTACCGCCGTTCATCGCCTGATGTGTGCTGCTAGGCCAGTCGCCATAGGTGACCGGCGCAGCCGCAGGGATTAGATCAGGAAACTGGGTATTCATGGCTCCGGAATATCGTAGACCTGGCCGGGATAGATCAGATCAGGATTGGCGCCGATGGTGCCAGAGTTGGCAGCATAGATGAGCGGCCACTTCCGGCCATCGCCGTAATACTTCTCTGCGATACCCCAGAGCGTATCGCCCTTCTGCACTGTGTACTGTTCAGGGTAGGTCACATCCTCGGGAGGCTCGCAGCCATCAATGGGACCCAAGCTAACGACGGACCTCAGCAACAGGGGATAGTCTAAGAATTGATTATTGCCATTTAGGTCTGTCCATGCCATGGTAAAGCCAGGGCCACCGGCGCCAGGGTCGAACGGCGGGCCTGTCTGATCAGAGAATGATGGGCCGCTGTAGTTTGGCAGGAGATTTGTGTAGACTAGCTCCGACTTAGCGTTGATGGTCATCGTATAGCTCAAAGATGATGTAGGCATCCACAAGTAGACAATCTCCGCCTGGTAACGCAGGCCCACGTAACCCAACGGGCAATCCTCGCCATTGGTGGCGGTGCCGCCGGGGCCACCATCGCCCGGTGCAGGGGGCACGGTGCCACCGCCCGACCCTGGCACTGGCGCCGGTGGACTGTCGGACGATGCCCCACCGCCAGGGCCCCAGGGGATCTGGTTTGTCCAACTGCTCCAGCTCTGGGTCCCCGGTGCCCCCCCGCCGCTGCCGCTGCCGCTGCCACCTGTCCAGAGTGTTGGCAGGGATGATCCAAAGGGCACCAGTGGCGTAGCGCCGTTGGTGGTGGAGGCCGGCACTGTCGTATCAGTCGCGGCCCCTGGAATGTCGCCAGTGGCGCCGACCCGCTGACTAGGCAGAATCACCCCGGGCGGTGTCACCTCTGCTACGGCCCTGGCAATGATGCTCCGTCCGGTGGCGTCTACCGGTAGGTGGCTGAGCGTCAGTTGCTCCTGGCCTGTCCAGTCGGTTCCCACGGATTCGACCGTATAAAAGTGATTGAAGACGCCAGCCGCTTCCCGGTCAGATTCGACCTGTAGGTAGAGCTGAACCACATCACCTTGCATGATGGCGCTGGTCTGTGTGCCAGGCCTGAGGTTCACCGTTGCGGTATGGGTTGACATTGTGCGCCGCGCCAGCCGATACGCTCCAACCCTGGCAGCATGAAGCTCAGTGGTAGCAAATTGGCTCAGGTCATACTGCTCTGGCGTCGTGCTGTTGCCATCGCCTACCGGCAGGGTGCGGACGATCGGCACATCGGCATCGTCGTACTGCTGACGCCAGATCATCTGTAGCAGCGGCAGCCGCCTCGTTGCCGCATCGGTGTAATCGGTCTGCAGCGAATCCGGCAAGACGATTGATTCAGTCAGCACCCACCGCGGCACGATGGCCGCAGTCTTGATAGTGCCGTCATTGTTGGTCTGCAGCAGGGGCCGCAGCCCGTACCTGCCGCCTACCCTCGTCTCGCGCAACAGGAAGTGGGGCAGGATCCCCAGCAGCCAATCCCCGAGATTGACGGAGGCGCTGAACTGGCCATTGCACCAGAGGCCGTTGGCCTCTACAAACCTGGCCGCGGCGGTGAACGAGGATAGATCGATCATCGCAGCCGGCACCCTGCCCGACCGCTGCAGCGCCCATAGCACCAGGTCGGCGATGTTGTCAGAGGATCCGACCACGCCATCTAGCAGCCGGCCCCGATCGATCTGCAGCCCATCCCTGACGAATAGGTTCCACCCTTGCTGCCAATCATCAGAGCCACCGGGGAACGTCGCTCCGGCCTCGATGGTGGTGATCCCCTCGTAGTTGCCGCCGCCGCCGCAGTACGTCGGGAACGTCGGCACCGTGTAACCGGTCTGCGCAGTGGCGACATTCCCCGGTAGCCAGCTTCCGGCACGAATCCCGTAGTTCTGCGAATAGGTCCCGATCCGACTCTCACCGCAGCGCACATCCCGCCGCTGAATGGAGCCGAGCCGGCCCTCCGAAACCACCATGTGATAGCGGCTGGTTACCGTGCTGCTGGTGTTCTCGAACCTGCATTCCGTCGCGCGCGGGAACACCAGCACCCCACCGACGTTGCCGCGGCGGCGGCCGAACACCACCGGGATAGGCTCGCCGATCGCCATAGCGGCCTGCGTCACCTGGAGCGGTGAGTTTCCAGCCGCCGCGGCCTGTGCCGCTGGGGGGGGCGGAAGCCCTGCTGCTGCCTCGCGCTGCCCCGGCAGGGCCAGCCTGGGAGATGGGGTGCCGCTGAGATCAATCCCTTGGGACCGGGCATGCTCCAGCTGGAACGGATGCCAAGGCTGGTCAATGGGCCTGGAGTAGCTGACCTGCCCCTCACCGGGTCGGCCGATCGAGAACGCAGCCGGCAGGTTCGGTCTGGGGGGGATGCTGGCGGGCATGGTCAGAACCTACATGGAACGCCGATCAGGGCCGTGGTCGCTGCCCTGGGGGGGAACTGTGCACCGACAGGAGAGAGAGCCGATCCCAGTGTCAGGGTCAGCGATGTAAGCCCGCCCGATGCGGAGATCACCTCCCCCACGGTGGAGCTCGTCAGCACAGCACCAGCCGGCGGGCCAGCGTCGGCGCTCCCATCATCGAGCGAGGCGTAAACCTCGATCGTTGCCAGCCATGTTCCTAGCAGCGCCTGCTCCGCCAGTGCTCGGATTGAAGGGGTAGCCGGCAGGGTCAGCGTGGCCTGTTCGGCGCCGGCCTGGCCAGACAGCAGCCCCCCCCAATCGAATTGCTGGTAGTCCCATTGGAACCCATCCCAGGTAACGGGCCGGTTGATCCAGGCAGATTGCCAGCGAGCGAACACCGCGGCGCCATCGCCGAGGGTGACCCGCACCATCTGGGCCCTGTTCATCGGGCACCCCCCATGACGGCCCGGCCGGAGGGGGAACGGAGGCTGCCGTAGACCGCGGCGGCGGTGGCCTCCATCGCCCGCGACAGGTCCTCACGCCTGACCCACTGGGAACCGTCGGGCTGCTGCAGGATTGGGCCAGTCTGAATCGTCACCTGCAGCGACCCTGCCCCGGCGCCGGTCATCGTGTGGTCAATCACGGTCTCTCTCGGGTGGAGGATCGCGGGGAATCCGCCGCGGCCATCAACGCCACCGACCCGCGGGCCATCACCGGTGTAGCCGCCGCCCTCGAAGCTGGGGGCACTCAGGAGCGGCAGGGTCGGCAGCTGGGGGAGCCGCAGGGTGGAGGCCAGCTGGTTGGCTGCGCTGATCGCCCGGTTGATCTGCGACAGGACGCCATTCACCGCGCCAACGATGGCGTTGATGATGCTGTTCAGCACCCCACGGATGGCGCCGACCGCTTGGACGAAAGGCGCCTTGATGGCATCACCCAAGCTGCCGAGCAGTTTGCCGGCGCCATCGACCAGCCCCTTGATCCAGCCGCTCAGAGTATCGAAGCGATCCTGCAGCCACTCCCAGGCGGCGCCGATCGCTGATTTGATGGCCTTGTGCATGATCTCGAATCCTTCGCCGAGGATCTCGCCGAAGCCCTTAGCCAGATCAGATAGCCAGTCCGTCAGATCGCCGAACCGTTCTTGCAGCCATTCCCAGGCGGCAGTGATGCCGGACCTGATCCCCTTATTGATGCCGTCCAGCGCACCCCATACGGCTTTGCCAATGGCCGTTAATGCGTTGCCGATCTCATCCCTGAAGTTCCAGACCAAAACACCGATAGCGACCAGCGCAGCACCGATTAGGATCGGCCAGCTGGCAATGCCGGCTACAAGGGTGCCGGCTGTGGTTAGGACCGTCAGCAGTCCGGCGATGATCGGCCCCAGTGCAGTGAAGCCGATGGCCAATACAGCGACTAATCCTATGACAGATTGCATCCAATCCGGCAGGCTAGTGAAGGCTTCAACCAATTTTGTGACGCCTGTAACCATCAGATCCAGTGCAGGCAACAACGCTACCGTCAGGCCTGCAGCCAAGCCCCCGACCTTGCCGTTCAGTACTGTCATCTTGTCGCTATACTGATCAGCTTTCTCAGCAAAGGCCGCGGTCATCTTAACCTTTAGCTTATCGATAGCATCGCCGCCCATGTTGAGCATGGGGATCATTTCAGCGCCAGACTTACCAAATAACTGCACCGCTAGCGCTGTTTTGCGTACACGATCTGGCATATTCTTAAACTTATCAGCTATCTCTAGTGTCACCTGATCAGCACTCTTCAGCTTGCCAGCTGCATCCGTCGCACTGATACCTAAGGACTTCAATGCTTCAGCGGCCTGGCCCTTCCCAGTCTGCGCAGTTTCGTATAGACCTTTGCTCAGCTTGCCTAGGCTTTTAGCTACATTGCCCAGATCAGTTCCTGTGGTTGATGCCGCCTTCTTGAACTTCGCCAGTGCTTCCACGCTGACCCCTGTACGCTGCGCCAGGTCGTGCATTTCATGGCCGGCGGCAATCGTCTTCGTGACCAGCGCCCCCAGGCCGCTGATCGTGGCCACTGGCGCCAGTGCGCCCAGCGCTCCGCCCAGCAATCCGCCTTGAGTCGTTAGATTCTTCGCTGCGGACTGCAGCCCATTGAACCGCTGTTGCAGTCCCGTTAGCTGCTCGGTGCCGGTGACCTTGGCGCCGATCCTCAGAATTGCATCTAGGTTCATTGCTGCTCCGTCAGGATCGTGTGCTCGATCACCTGTAGCCGTTCCATCAAGGCCGGTAGATCGGCCATCTGATACAGGCTAGCCATGGCCAGCACCGCCTGATAGTCCAACCCACCGCGGCGCCCGTCAGGCATGAAGCGCCATTGCGTCTGGCACCTGAGGAACAGACCCACCGCAGACCAGTTCTCCGCCCACACATCGAAGCAGTCCGGCTCCGGCGATGGCAGCAGGTGGGCAGGGAGGCTGAAGCCCATCCCCTCCGCTGAGGCCTGCAGCCGGGCCGGATCGCTCGATCGCCTGGCGCCGCTCAGCCAATACCGCGCGGCGCCTTGGAGTTTCCCCGAGGGGCCACCTGCAGGCTTTCCGCCCAGGCGTCAACCACCGCAGCCGCTACGCCCTGCTGCCGCAGGAAGCGATCCGCCGCTTGCGCCGTGAATGGCACCGGCTGGTCATCGTCGCCTATCACATCCTCCCCCCAGCCGACCAGCACCTCATTGGCAATGGCCAGGGCCGTTACCCCTTCCAGCTCCGGGGCATCCTCGCCCCGCTTCAGCAGGGCCCCACGTCGGGCGGTTTGCAAGATGAGTTGATCGATGCGCTCCTGATCCAGGAATGCAAAAAGGCCAGTGAAGGTGTAGCGGGTGCCGGCGATTTGGCCGCTCACCTTCCATGGGTAGCTGCTGGCGGTGCTGATCTTGAAGGTCATAGCGTGGCAGGGTGTGTGGGATCGAGGCGCTGGGGTCAGGTCTGGACAATGTTGAGCTCCAGGTTTGCAGTGGCTGCAACCTGTGTGAACGGGGCCTTGAGGCCTGCCATCCCGTCGATGTCCACCAGCTCGATAGCGCCTAGCTGAATGGCCGGTAGGTTGAAGGTGCTGATATTCCCCGGCACGGTGCCAACCGGGACCACGAGCGCTGCCAGGGTGCTGGCGGCCGCATTGGCGAACACGTCCAGCGTGGCCAGATCAGGGCGGGCAAACGTTATCGAGCCGGTCACAGCGCGGTCTGTGATGTCAATCCGTGGCGTGCAACCGGCATGATCCCGGAGGACTGTCGTATTGGCAACGGTCAGTTCGAACTCAGAGACGCATAGCGCCACTCCTCCCAGGGTCACACTGCCAGCGGCCACACCGGCAGAGTTGAACGTCACCGGATCGGCCTGTGCCGGAAACGTCGGGGTCGGGTTGGCTGCTGTAGCTGGCGCCCGATACAACCCCATGATGGTTGCCGTTGCCTCCAGGAACCCATTGGCCGCGGCGGTGATAGCCAACTGGCTAGCGCGGCAACCGGCGCCCGCGTACCGCTGGCCATCAACGAACGTGCCAACTGAGTAGGTAGTAGCACTGGGGGGCCAGGCCAGCGAGTAGGTGACGGAGGTTGCACCAACAACCGCCTTGTTGAACCCTGCCATGAGCATGAGCTTATCGATGCCCCCGGCGGTGCCGGCGGTGCCGCTGCCGGCAAACTCAAATGGAACCTCCAGTCCGATCTTCCGTTCCACCATGGCAGCGGGCTTGACCACCCCAGGGCGGGCGCCGATGACGGTCCGCTCAGCGACGCCGAAATCCTGAATCGTTGGCGTGAACTGCGCTACCTGAATAGCGTCAGCCCCCGCCAGGGTCTCCAGCGTCCCGCTCGTCGCTTCCGCTTTCACGCACAGAATCTGGTCTCTGAAGGCCATCGGTGGAATCCTCGGGGGTGGGGGCGGGGGCGGTTGGTTCGGGAGCAGGCTCAGCCGCTGGGATCAGCGGTCGCCATTCGGTTTCGTCGGGTTCGCGGATGAACTCACCCGGCCCCGTAGGCAGGTCGATCATTGGAGAGTTACATCCTCCTGACGGGTCTGATACTTCACAGAATAGCGACAGCCCAAGGCGCACGCCTTAATGGTGGCCGTAGGGGTTCGGCCCTCTGCGGTGATGTCCAACGCCAGCCCTCCCAGTCTCCGATCGGCCATGATGCGGCTGTGCAGTTCCACGTAGAAGGGATCCAGGATCTGCCAGTTGGGCGGATCGTTGGGCTGGCGCGTGCTGTAGACCGTGACAATGACAGGCAACGTGGTGTGAACGTTACAGGTCTTGGCTATCTGATCGGTGCTGCTACCGTCCATGTCGAGCGACACAGTGACGCCATCCGGTGCGCTCATCACCCGCTCCGAATCGGTGATGAACGTATCCACATCTGGCATGTCCTGCAGCAGAACGGCCAGGGCATCCATGATCTGGCATTGGAGGCTAGCGGTCATGGCGGCGATTCCTGCTGGTCGGGTTCAGCATGGCGACGACGGCGGTTGAACATGCGCCCCGCCAGGCTGACGGCACCCTGCACTGGCGATGGCACCAGCACACCTATAGCCATGCTCCAGCGGTTCTCACAGGTCTGCCATGGTGTCGGCGCTCTGTACTCACAGATGCCGATGTAGCCAGCCAGCAGAGTAGCGGCAAACCAGTTCATTTGTCGGCCCTTACTTCCAGCGCTCGAACCCTTAGCTCCAGGTCCCGCAACTGAGCAGCGTGTGTCAGGCCTGCAGTCTTTACCTCGTTCATGTCTGTTTTGATCTCGCGCATGTCTGCCCACATATTCATTAGAGCAACGGCAGCACCCAGCGCCGATGTGACCAGCGCCGTCTTGAACCAGTCTCCACTGAATGTAGGCGGGCTGTTGGTCACGGCATGGCGTGCGGCACTCTGCAGCCAGAATAGCCGGACCGGTGCAATGGCTTGTGTCATGGCATCCTCAGGGATCGACGGGGGTGTTGCCTCACTGGCTTACCGCCGCTTGAATCTGCGCACCGGTGCTGTCCACCGTGGCGCAGTTGTTCAGGCGGCCGGAGCTGAAAGCGCCTAGCGCTGTCTGCACGTTGGCGCTGGTGAGCACAGCGGTGCCGGTGGTGTTGTCCACCGGGATGCCTAGCGCCACGTTGCCTGCAGCGGGAACCGCAAGGGTTCCAGTGTTTTCCAGGGCGGGGCCATAGATCGAGCCGCTGCGCACATTGGCAGGAGCGGGATAGTTTGCGGTCGGGATGTTATCCGATGTGAACATATTCCGCTTGGTTGTGCCACCCGATGTGGGCACCTCGTAGTAAGTCGGGATTTGTGTTGGCGCCCACCGCCAAGATTGCGCTTGCACAGGATTGATATTGCCAGAAGCACCTAGCAGGAATGGACCTGACAATCTCGTGATCTGTGTGAGGGAGCCTGCGCCAATAGCGGGGCCAATTGCATCAGATTGACAACTTCCGTTAATAGTTAAAGTGCTGGTGGCACTGTTTATGACGGCATTATTTCCCTGCACATTGCCGGTTACCGAAACAAAAGCTGCAGCAGCAGATACTCGGAGGCACACCCCGGCACCCGCAACGCCTGTCAGATTCCCGGTGAGGTCCAATGTCCCATTTCCCGTGACCCGAATAGCATCACTTGGCTGTCCAGCACTGCCACCAACTCCAGTGATTGCGTTACCGGTAACTTTGCATGTTCCAGCGCCAGATAAGTTTAGACAAGCTGAGTTGATGTTACTTCCAGATCCCGTAATATTTCCGTTAATGTTTAACGTCCCTGAGCCACTGTGAGTTATGACGAAAGAACTGCTGGCAGGACTAGAGTGAATCAAGCTGCTGTTTACCGTCGCCGTATTCCCAGCCGCAAGGCTTGTCGTTGTGATGCAGCTTGTAGTCGTATTGCCTTGCAAAATTCCATTTGCATTGGTGCACGTCAGGTTGCAACCATTCAGGAGCGAGAATGTGCCCCCTGCTGTGATGCTGGTCCCACTGGCGTTGCTGATCGCCTGCGCCGTTCTAGTGTCGCTGATCGTCACCGTAAACGTATTGGCATAGGCGACATCACCAGAACCCGGCACAACTCCGCCGACCCATGTTGTCGTTGCGCTGAAATCGCCAGTTTGTGTAGCTCGAATGTCGGCCATTAGAGAGCCTCCGAAACATAGACTTGACCAGCAGCTTCAATGGCCTGCAAAAAGTATGCCAGGTACGGGTCACTAGTGGCAGCCATAACTGCATCGCCCCAAACTAAGACTTTTTTCCCCTCTTCTAGCATGTCCACACCCTGCTCAGTAAGGCGATATGGAGTCAAAGTGACAACCATAGATAACACCATATTAGGACCATTTGGCGAAGTGCTCAATGCGAGGCTGACACTCATGTATGGGTAGGTTGTTCCGCCAATCTGCGGAGGTTGGGGGTTAGTGATTGCCATCGAACTAGGGGTAAATGTGCGAGGTGCGACCGGCCCATGTGACATTGGTGATGGTGCTGCTGCTAGTTTGGATGCCAGCACTATTGAACTGGGTTCGGGTGATTGTCCAAACGGCTGCAGATTGGCTAGACCCGGCCGGGGCCTTGCCAACATAGATCGTGTTGGCGGTGCTGGTGGAGTCGATGCGGACGGCGCCGCCACCGCCACCGCTGACGGCTGCCAGGGTCACGGTGGTAACCCGACCCGTGGCATCAACTGTCAACACCGGCACCTGTGAGCCGCTGCCGTAGGTGTTGGCTGTGACCCCACTGGCCGGCAGCCGGGCCGCCTCTAGGGTGCCGCTCGACAGGTTGCCGGCATCGGTGGTGTTGACGTAGACCCAGGCCGGCAGGGCGGGGCCAACGGCCAGCACCAGGGTGCCGGTGGAGGCGTGCACCCGGCCGACGATCGCCACTACCTGAACCAGGCCGGTGGTCGGCCGAGTCAGCGTGAGCCCGCCGGTAGGCGCCACGTAGACGGGATCGCCGGAGACGAGGCCGGAGGTGTTGCAGCCGGTCATCACGCCGGCCACCACCCCATGGCCGGCTCCGTTGGAACTGAGCGCGGTTTCGACCAGGCCCGCGGCCGGCATCGATGCAGCTGTGTCGGCGCGGGCTGCGATCGCCAGAACCCGGTCTGTGTCTCCCTGGGAATCGACGACGTGGTACGGGGCCAGGGCTGCCAGCGGCACGCCATCGGCCCGGACGTGTTGATAGACCTCGCCGGCGATGCTGCCGTGGATGTGCTCGAGCGTCGCGGTGCCGCTGACCGTCAGGCCGGCGAACGATGGCGAGTCAGTCGAGCCCAACCCCAGCAACAGCCGCTGCGCCGCGGCATCAGCCGCCGTGGCCAGCGCCCGCCCGGCCGCCGAAGTCGCCGCCAGCCACCAGGCCGCTACAGCCTGCCGGACCCGCTGAGCAGTCCAGGCCCGCCGCGTGGTAGCGATGCCGGCCTCTGCCTCCGCCTGCTCGACCGTGGCGGCGCTCCATTCGCGGGCGTCCGCCAGGCTGGGATCGGTCGCATCAACCTTGCCGGCCAGAGCTGTGGCCGTCGCCGTGCTGATCGGCTTGTTCGCGTCGCTGGTGTTATCGACGTTCGACAGCCCTACCGTTACCTTCGTCGCCAGGCCAGCAATAGCAGAGGCCGCGGCATCAACCGTGACGCCGGCCTGATCCATTGGCACCCGTTCGGTGCCGGTCAGCGCTACTGCGTTGGGTAGACCTGTGATCGTAACGTTTGCCATGGCCTCAGGTTAGGGTGATCAGATTGCGACCATCGAGCGCCACAAGATTGAGACCGCTCAGCGTGGTCAGATAGGTAAAGCCCTCCACCTTCGCTAGCGGCACCCGGCACAATGCGCCATCATCAAATAGCATAGGCTGCTGCTCAGCTTTGTAGTTGTTCCCATCTACAGTGATCGAATCGCCGTAGTTCAAGCCACCAAATAACTGTGTCGGCACAGTCAGTAGGTAGTCAATCATCACCACCTCCCCGCCCATCACGACCTCGCTGTCTACGTCAAGGACACCCACTCCCGACGTTGCGCCGGCTGTGACGGGAACGCCGAACCCTTCCAGATCCAGGAAGACCGACAGATCATCCTTGCCTAGGGTCGGGATACCATCGGGCTTGGACAGCTGGATAGTGCAGAAGGCGCCATCATCTAGCCGCGATGGCTGGCGCTCGACCGTATAGCTATTGCCGTCAACTACGATAGCATCGCCATACTTCAGGTTGCCGAACAATGCAGTTTGCACCGTTAGCGTATAACTGATCATCACGGCATCACTGCCGAGGATCATCTC